AACTAATGTAGTTAAATCTAATGAATATGCAATTCCATATATTGGTCCACTATCTATATTACCTGTTGCACCTGATATAGATCCTTCTACGCTTGTGATGCCAGTAAAATCATAAGTTATACCAGTTTGAAGTAATAAAAATTGATTAGTTGTGTCTGTTTTTAGATAGTAGTTATCTACTATATTTGTTACTTCACTTACATTAGTTGGGTAGTTTGCTGCTCCTAAAGATGTACTATCATCAATTCTAAGTTCGTTATTGGTATTAAATGTTCCAGTAAACGGAGAAATTAAAACAAGTTCATTACTATTTGTAACATCATCTTTAACAACTCCTGATGCGCCTGCAGTTTGACCTGTAGGGTCTTGGGTAATAATTTCACCTGCAGATACAGTTATATTATTTGTTAAAGTAAGGGTAACTTGGCTGTATGATTCTGTTGCATTGTCCCCGCTAAACACTTCTATTGACGGAATTTGTTCGGATAGTAAAAGTCTACCTCCGTAACTAGTAGTATTGTACGTTCTTACTCCTCTTGATGCAGGTAGTAAATCAGAATTAATCTGACCTAACGAGTTTAATTGTACCACAGCTCCAGGCACAGCATTTGATGATACTTGCTTGTCTAGTACATAACCTAATCTGTTTGATATAAAAGTTCTAACTGCACGTTGAGTAGGAATCCGTGTATCAAGTGCTCCTCCTGGTTCGTTGTCTCCTAATCCTATATCAGATGATATTGCTTGAATTTCTACGTCTGAAAAAGATAATTTTAATACTTCTAATTCACCAATCGATACTTGACTAGTAAACGTAATATTTCCAGTTTTATTTTCTGCAACAATGAACGTTCCTACTTTAAAGTCTCCTAGCTCATTTGTTCCCGAACTATATACTTGTCCTGGTAATTCTGCAAATTGTTCAAATGATTCACCGCCTCCTATTCCGCCGTTTTGAGGTAAAGCATTATAATCAGTTCCTGATCCTGCATATTCCCAAGTATGAGCTGATGAGTTTACAATACTTGGTCTATGGAAACTGATTTTTTTACCTATTGCAGTTGAAGAATTTTGAAATAAACTGCCTGTTATTGTTGATTGTATCTTGAATACGCAAGTAAAATAATTACTTGTAGAACTTACAGTAAATGAACCTGCTGGTATTGTAGCAGGAACTCCAGCTACTGTTGTAATACTACTAGAATTTGTAAAGTAAACTGGTTCTGTGTCGGTTAACTCAATTGACAATAAGAGTTCTCTTGTAGTACTATTCCAATTTGCAATGTAAGCTGTATTAGTGAAAGCACCTGTTTGTCCTATTACTACATCTCCTTCTACAAATGAACGATCTTGAGAAAATGTTAGAATTTGATATCTATTATGAGATTCTGTAATGCTACGCATTACAAATTCTTCAGGATTTAGAATAAACTTATGAGTACCAGTACCTGCTGCTAAAATATCAACAGGAGAAACTAAGCCTTCATCATATGTTAATTTAAATGTATAATCATTAATCTTAGCAACATAATAACTACTACCTTGTATTAATCCTGTTATAACCGAATTACTGTTGCTATCGTAATATATACTATCAATGTTTTGTAAACCATGTGGTGTAGTAGTAGTTATTGTATTAAGATTAACATTAATTCCAGTGCTTGCATCAAATGTAATTTCACTGCCTAAACTTTTAAATTGAGAAGTTATATCTACATCGTTATCGTCTTTAATAACTAAAACATACTGTTCAATTGGTCTTCTCAACGTTCCAACTGACGTTACAGTTGTTACTCCGTCTAGTGAACCTATGTTAGCTATATAACCTTTATCAAATGAGAATGCATTTAAAGAAAAGCCTGATGCTCGCAGAGCGTACAATCCAAAGTTTGTTGCTGAATTTGTGATAGATAAATAGCCACCTGATTGACAATAGGAGCCATTTGTACAAAAAATTTGGAAACATGAAACTATCTGGGCATAACCTTCATTGGTTACAAGCCATCCTGTACCACCAAATGATACCATTGTGAAAGCGTTTGCAACCATTGATCTACCTTGTTCAGGTACACCATCTGCTAGTACTACGGGAGTTTCTACTTCTTGTGGAATTATCGGTGTGTTTGGTGTTAATACTTTTGATCCATCAACTCTTACACCATTAGCACCAAGGAAAGAAATAATAGAACAATTTTGCACATATGGAGATAATGTAATTATCGGCTTGTCATTACGTAGTCCAAAATATCCTCCTCTATCTAAATCTACTTCGGTCGGATCATCAAAAGCTACACCCCAATCGAATTTGCTTACAGCTACATTTGATGTGTCTAAAGCATCTCTCATTGTTAACCCAAAAATGTAATTACCATTCCTTACTCTGAACATGTCTACATTTGCATTTAATGGTCGAATTACAACTGCTCTAAGTGCATCTCCTACTATCGAAACATAATCTGGTACAATTATAGGATTGTCTATATAAAAATCGCCTGAACTTATTTTAACAGTTACAGGAGTTTCGGTATATTGTCCATTTACTAAAGTGACGTTTGTAGTTGCTTCATCTGTTATGATTGTTATAATATCATTCATTAAAGTAATTAAATCACTTTCTGCAGCAGACCCTGGAAAATTTACATACTTAACTTGTGTTATATCACTGTTATAAACAAATCCGTAATCATCATTATTGATAATCGTAACTGCTAAATCTCTTGCAAATTTTAATGATTCTATAGTTGCATATTTTTGATTTGCATCTCCTACAACAGGTGTAACGCCAATATAGCTTTCTCCTGCCTCATATGTTTTTTCGTTTCCAGAAACAATTAAATCAAATATTACGGCGTCAATTATATATCCAACATCTCTCTCACATTTAGATTGATTGTAAAAATTACCTAAATTAAAGTTATTAGAAATTTCAGTTGTAGTATCACTTTTTATATTTGCAATAGTGGTACTATCTGTCAAAATATTAAAATATGTAAGTAATGGTTGACTAGTTAGATCTGGATAAGTTGTAGATGGTAAATTTGCTGTGTTACCTGCTGTAATTACATCTTCTATAATGTTTACTAAGCTTGTACTAAGAATTCCGTCTGAAGCTGTACCTGCACCTGCGGTATGAACTTGCGTTACAGTATTTTGTAAAGGAGTCCATGTTGTATTTTCTTGAATTATATACGGTGTAATTGTTCCTAAATATGTGTATGCTGCACTGGTTGCAATTTCCTCTCCCACACCTAGTTGACTTACTCCGTCGACAAAATATGAAGTGGCATTTCTTATTGTTGCAGAATTACCTCCATACATAATGTCATAACTAAGTGCATCAACAATGTAACCAATATCACGGGAACATTTTGATAGTGTTCCAGTATCTGACATATTTTGATAAACTGCTGGATAATTTTGATTAATAAACTCTAAAACTTCTGCCTGTAAAAATGCTTTGTTTCCTTGTAATTGATCTTTTGCAATCACTCTAGCTGCAGTACTGTAGACCGACGGTGTAAATGATAATGCATTTGCTGCAGAAGCACCGTTAGAAAAAATGTCAGTTATTTCGTCAAATGCTGCATCACTTCTTGCTTGTGCAGTAGCATCTCCTGAAACGGTTGTGTTTGCTCTACCTTTGACATAATCTATGCTGAATAATGTTTGTAAAGATTGTTTACCTGTTACATACGTTGAATTATCTCTAGTATAAGCTAGGCCAGCTGTAACTGCATTGTAATTAGTATCTAAAACTAAATCGTATGCTGCTGCTTCAATCCAGTATCCTATATCTCTTTCACATTTAACAATGTCATAATTATTTGAAAAATTTACAAAATTAAAATCAATCCATGCAATAGTTTCTTTTTGAATATATTCTCTATTATCATATAATAATTTTTTTGCATTATAATATGCAACACCTGGATCATTTTTTGGTTTTTTAGTTAAATGACTTGCTAGTTTTATACCTTTTTTTAGTGTTTTAACAGGTAAAGATACTCCGTCATTTTTATCATCACCAAATTCGTCACTTACATAAATCCTGTTTCCGCCGTATACGTCGGGATTTATCCAAGTTGAAGTTCCTTCTCTATCAATACTTAAAACAGACGATTCATTCGGTAAGAATTTTGGTAATTTTACAATGTATGAGTTATCAACAACATCAGGCGCTTTGATTGCAATGTATTGATCGTTATTTTGGTCATTAAATATAATAGTTTCTGCATCACTCACTGTTATTGGACCATTTATCTTAACACCATTTACATCAATTTCTACTTTTTGTTGGCCGTTAACATTTGCTTGTATAGTTGCTGGTGTATTACTATCATCATCATTAATTATAACTTCTGTATCATTTTCAAATATTCTTTTTGTAGTATCTATTACTGTTGAATTGTCAGATTGTAAAGTATATAATTTTCCATCAGCTGAATTTATTGCTAATTCACCTTGTATCAAATCTGATGCTTGTGGTTTAATACCAGCTTGATCTGAGTGTTTTAATTTAATTCTAGATGCCATCCGGCTAACTCCCTAATTGTGTATTGTTTTTATGAAAAACTGCCACCATCTAATATATCGGTCCATACAGGAATGCTGTTTTCATCAGTTGTTAAAATTCCATAACTTGTTGTAGCATTTGATCCAGGTTGAGAATTTGCTGTATAATTTAATGCTGTTGCTGTATTCCCGTAAACAATGCCGTATTGAGTAACAGTTGTTAATCCTGTTCCACCATTTGCAACTGTAAGCTGATTGTCTAACGTTAAAGTTGAAGTTCCTGTTAGATGTACAGCCATATTTGTTACATTAATATTTGTAGTGTCTATTGTCATCCTTGTAACATTATCTGTCACAAATGTTAGCGTGTCATCTGAAACTCCCGGTGAAGATTCCGCCGTTATGTAGGTAAGTTGATCTACTGATTTAACTCCGCCTAAAGAACCCCAGTTACTGCCATCATACCCTTCAAATGTATTATCTTGGGTATTATATCGTATCATTCCAGTTTGTAAAGTAGGAGCAGTTGGTCTTTGTAAAGAATTTCCTACAGGAAGTTTCATTGCACTTGTAGAATTTAAACTTAGAATTCCTGTTATATCTGTATTTGCATCTATAGCTACATTTTCAGTAATATCAACACTATCTGTATCTATAGTCATTCTAGACGTACCGTCTACTACAAATGTTAATATATCATCAGATGCATTTGGTGATGTTTCTGCGGTAATATAAGTCAATCCATCTACAGATCTTACACCACCTAAGCTACTCCAATTATTATTTCCAACATAACCTTCAAATTGATTATCAGTAATGTTATATCTAATTTGACCTAATTCTGCTGTAAAATTATTTTTATCATTTGTTGTACCAACTGGTATTTTTAGTGCTGATGTAGAAGTTAATCTTAACAATCCTGTTATGTCTTGATTACCTGTAAGTGTGAGTAAAGATTGAGCACTGTTGTATGTAAGATTGGCATGGTCTACTAATTCTCCGTCTACTCCTGCAAAAACAATTCTACCCTCAGTTAATGAACTAAGTTTTAAACCTGCAAATCTATTATCAGTTCCTGATGTGTCAATATTAGCTGCATAAACCCATGCGGCTCTTATGTTTCCGTTTACTTCAAATTTTGCATCTGTTGCAAGATTTCCGCTTAATCCAACACCTATTTTACTATTTTGAACATCGATAAAAAGTAAGTCTGTTTCTATGCTTAAATTTTCGTTATTTCTTTCAAGATTAGATTCTAAAGAAGTACCTTTGATTTTACCAATACCAGTCAATGCCATATTCTTCCCTTTATACTAGATATTTATCGTTTTTTATTTGTCCATATTATGGATAGCTGTAACTTTTATTCCTGTAGCTACAGGTGATCCAAAAAATAAATATTTTCCAGATTTTTTTACAATACCAGGACCTGTACCTACAGTTGAAGGAGTAAATTCTGTGCCAATTGTGTTACTAGAAATGCCAAATTCTCCTATAAAATCAGCATCTGTATTGTCAAATATATAATATGTTTCACCAGGAATAATTTGAGTTATAGGTATTTCTTCGCCAATTCCTGTAACAGGATTAGTTTGTAATTCAAAATTTGTGTTTGGTATTTGGAAAATATTATCAACATAAACTACTATACTAAATTCATTTACTGGCACAGGATAATCTGCATCATTACTTAATACTGGACCAAAAACGTATTTAGAATTATCTCCTACACCTAAATCTTGATGATAAATTCCTGCATCACTAGGCTGTTTATATCCTACTTTTCTCCATGCAGCATCTTGGTAAAATTCAAATTCGTTCAAATCAGTGTTAAATCGCATTACACCAGAAGTTGGATTAGATGGTCGTTCTGCTGTTGTACCTTTAGCTATTAAAAGACTCTTTGAAGTGTCAAAAATAACTTCATTATCAATTGTGTATTTGATTCCTTTACCAGTTATAGATCTTAGATTAGTATTTTGTGCTTTGATTAATCTCATTATACTTCCAAATAGCTTATCGTTGCAGATAGATTAGGCGTATCTCCAGGATTAACAACATCTGCCATAAAATAAATATTATCACCTTGTGATAAAACAACTCTTTCACTATCAAAACTAAATGTTTCTTTTGGTTCAAGTTCTAGATTGTTAATTACTCTCGTTTTGTCATTATCGTAAGGTACGCCTTGCTCAACAAAATGTAAATCAAACATAGCTGTAACAGTTGCACTATTATTACAAACAATAATAGTAGTTATCGCAGTATTTGATGGTGCTCCTGTTACAGAATCAAATACATAAGTTGCCGTTGTATCTAACTCTAAATTTTTAATTGCCATATATATCCTTTTTAAAATAACATACCAAACAATAAGGCACGATTTTTGCTAACTATTTCATCTCTGTTGTTATCTTTATTAACAAAAAATAAACCTGTTTTACCGATGTCTTCGGTTTTACTATATAATTTAATACCTTCATTTGGAGCAAGTGGGTCTGTTGAATTAGTGTTTTCCCCCGGTGTTTCGTTAATTATTAAGCTATCATCTATTCTCACCGATGAATCACCTGGAGAACTTAAAATTAGATCAGTTTCTGTTTGTGATTTTATTGTGTTATTAGATATTACAACATCGTTTATAGTTACTGCAGTTAAACTAGCATTCATAACTTCTGTTCCATCTACAACAAAAGTTATATCACTTACAGATCCTGTTGTGCTAAAATCTCTAGCTTCAATGTTAGTATCTACATCTGATATTAAATTTGTTCCTTGTGCTGCTAATACGTATTCTACAAAATCTGCTACACCTTTTGCATTAGGTATAAGATCTGGATGTTTATAAGTTGTAGTTTCTCCTGTATCTTCATTATAGGCTTCTACTATTGCAGTCTTATCTTGATTGTAATTGTAGACATTATCTTCGTATGAATTGCTATCTTGAACTGAAATTGCTCCGTTACCGGTATTAAGATAAAGCGTTCCTTGAGAATGTATACTTTTTATTACAACAGGAGTATATCCAAGATCTTGTCTAGTAAATTCAAATGCACCTTGTAAATTCAATCCGTTCATTGTTACCATAGTTTGATCGTTCCACCAAAATCTTCCTTCAGGTGCTGTACCTCTAGCAACAGTTAATCCAGCTACATAATTTTTGCTTGCTGGAATACCATTGATAGCTGCATTGTCAGGATCATAATTTACAGTAATTACATTATCTATTAGATTTACATCGGTAGATGTAATATTAAAAGTACTACCACCTACTTCTAAATTTCCTTTTACTACAACATTACCACTTTGAGCTGTGCCTCTTGTTGTATCTAAGATAATATCTTGTCCAGGTTGTACTCTTAAAGAGTATCCACCATTTTCTACATTAACAATTTTTGACATTTTTTTATCCTATAAAGGAGGGAGTGACCCTCCTTATTAAATTAAGGGGCTGTGAAATCGTCTGCGTTAGTACCTGCAGCATCATCGCCAGCTTCTTCCATCTGTACTGCACCATCTTCTGTTGCAGGGTCAAGTGTATTTGCTTCGAAATTCCAGCGTTGTGTAACACCAGCTGCTGTAATTTTTCTACCAGCTATTTTTTCAACTGGATGCACTGCGCCTGGAGTATTAAGCACAGTTGAATCTAATTGCACTAAAATACCCATTTCAACAAATGTAGGATGATTTGTTGTAACACCATTGACTGTAACTTGGTGCATTGTAAATGCACTAGGTTTAGGCGTTAAAATAGCAATTTTTTCTTCATTTGCGGCATTGGTAACTTTAAATTTTTTAGATCCAAGTTGTTTTACTATCCAACCTGATGTATCTGCTGTTCCGTTATAATATCTTACTTTTATTTCTTTTCCACCAGCTGTCGGTGTACCAAAGAATTTTTTGTTAATTGGTCTTCCCATTTTTTTCTCCTTATTAGAAGTCCGATCCGGGTTCTAGCCGGTACGCTGTGGGGACAGCATAAGTCCACCTGTGTGGCACACTATCGTACAAAGTATTTATCAAGTTTTAGGCTTGTTTTGTTTTTGTTCTAACCATGCTTTTTTTGCCCAGTTTGGCAAATCTTTAAAGCGATAATTAGTTAAACCTATTTGTTCATTTTCGTCTTGGGTTTCTAATTCTCTGTGCATTGCTTACTCCTGTAATCTTTTATTGCTGCTTTTATTGCATCTTCTGCTAAAACTGAACAATGGATTTTTACTGGAGGTAGTGCTAATTCTTCTACTATTTCTGTATTTTTAATTTCAAAAGCTTCATTTATTGTCTTGCCCTTTACCCATTCTGTTGCTAAACTGCTACTTGCAATAGCCGATCCGCACCCAAACGTCTTGAACTTAGCATCAACAATTCTATCATTTTCTACACGAATTTGTAGTTTCATAACGTCACCGCATTCCGGTGCACCAACGAGTCCTGTACCAACATCTGCTGCTGATTTGTCTAAACTGCCAACATTTTTAGGATTATTATAATGTTCTAATACTGCATCTGTGTAAGCCATGGTTTTTTCTCCATAAAAAAAGGTTCTGTAAATAATAATATTTACAGAACCTAATTTATTTTTTTAACTGTATTGATTAGCTAAATGATACACCGGAAGCAATTTCCACTGATCCTAAATAATCAGCAGCATTACCAAGAGATGAAGCTGTATTTGTTAATTCTACATATCCATATCTTGTCATAAAACTTACAGTTGGCTCAAATGTAGCTGGGTCCAGTACTGTTCCGCTGCTCATCAACGGAATGTATGGGCAGTAGAATGCCGCAGCATCACTTTCATTTGATCCTTTATAACCAATAAGAACTGGCTTGTCGTCACCAGCATATGTATCTACATATACTTTCATAGCATTATTCAATGTACCTACGAATTTTGTATTTGTAGGTGCTTCAAATGTACCTTCTGTTGTTCGAGCAAATGCAGAAGTTGTTGCACTTTGAAGAACTGTTAATGCAAGTGGACTTACAACAGCCCAGTTACCTGCGCCTCTTCGTGTTCTTTGTGCAATCAAATTCGCTACTCTGTTAATTTGAACTGCTAATGCAGCATGTTCATCACCTACAAACGTAGCTGTTCCTGATACTGCAGCTTGGTTGAAGGTTTCTGTAGCTGCTCCAGCTAAACTTCGCAAACTGGTTAACACTTCTTGATCAATCTCAGCTGTAATTTCTTGAGCAAGTGCTGCCATAATTTCAGCTTCTACATCAATTCCGTGCATTGATTGAGCATCTTGAGCAGCTTCAAAAGTCCATCTTGCACTTAGCTTTCTGGTTTTTGCTTCTACAGTTTGCTTCAAGATTTGAATTGACATCTTGTTGCCAGGCTGTGCTTCAAGAACTGCTGTGTTTGCAGCTTTTGCTGTTGATGCATTACCTGAATAAGCTTGTGCAATAAAATAAGGACTGAATGCTTCGTCACCGGCTGCAACATTGCTTGAATTTTGTGGTGTGCCAGTTTGAGCTTGGGCATATCGTACACGAAGTGTATGAATTTGTCCTACAGGTCCTGTCATTGGTTGTACACCAACGATTTCATTTGCAATAACAGTTGGCATAACCCTTCTAATTACTGGTAAAATTACTCTGTTAAGTGTAGCAATATTTCCTGCGGATGTTGATCCAGCAGTAGCTGTTTCCATCAAATACTTTCGTGTATTTTCTAAAGTCGTCGCCATAACGCTTTTTTTAGTGCCTTGTAGGCCTTCTAGAAGTGCAGTTCTAGTATCCTGCCAGCGACTTTCTAATAATTCTGACATTTTAATTTTCTCCTTAATTAAGTCCTGCAAGTCTGCGAATGTCGATGACATTATCCCTTGCACCTGATTTTTTTATGTCTTCTTTTTTGTTGCCTGTGATTTCTTTGCCTTCTGTAATAATTGCCTTTTGTTGTGGTTTTTTATTATCAATTACTGTTGGTAAATATCTGTCAAAAGATGTTTTTAGTCTATCTGTTTGAACACTTTCTAACAAATCCATCATAATTTCTTTCTGTGATTTGTTTAAAGGATCTATAAGTTCAGATATAATTTGTTGTCTTTTAGCAGATTCAGCTAATTGTTTTATTTGTGTGTCTTTTTTGCTAACTACCGTTTTTTGTCCTGCAATTACTTTCTTAGCTTCAGCAAGTTGTTTGTCCTTAATGTTAAGAATTTTTAACAATTTTGCTGATTCAGATTTTTTATTTAAGTAACTGCTGTTGTATTCAGTAGCGAAAGCTTCAAAGATTTTTCTTCCAAAGTCATGCTTTCTTGCAGAATCAATGTCTTCTTTCAACTGAGTAATTTCTTTGGTAAGAACTTTTTCAATCAAATTAGTCATCTTCTTGCTACTTTCCTCTAAGAATCTAGTTTTAATTAAACCAAATTTAGATTTAGCTTCTTTTACAAGCTTAACTTTTGTAGTTGCTAAATCTTGCTTGTCAGTTTGGAATTCTGCAATTTCTTTTGCAAGACTATCAACAATAAATTCTTCTAGCATTCTGAATTTTGTTGCCATTGATTTTTGATCGTCATGTAACTCTTTAACTTCTTTAACTAAAGATTGAGATACAAAATGTCTAAGTAAATCTGCATTTTCTTTCATAGCAATTGTATACTTGGCTTTTGCTTCGATAAGTTGTTTGCGATCTTCAGCTAATTCTACCATCTCAGCTTCTAGTTTTTCGCTTACCATCTTATCAACTGCTTCAACCATAATACTTTTATCATGCTCGTATTTTTGTGCAAATTCTTCTCTTAGTTGCGATGTAACTTGAAGACGATTTTCTTTTATCTTCGCATTCCATGCTTCTTCAATCTCTTGGCGCACATCTTCAGAAAGTACATTATTCTCAAAAAGTGTGTTTAGTGCATCCAACATTATTATTCTCCTATTATTGGAGTCGATTGATCATATTGATCAACGATTCTTTAAGATATTTTTGTGCCTTTACGTCGTTTTTTGTTGCCTGTGCTAATTTGTATGCCTTGTAACCACCTCGTGTATTCATAAGATGTTCGTAAATTGGTGTAGGATAAGCTCCAGGTGCGCTAGGCTGAGCTACTACATCAACTGTAATGATTTCAAAATCGCTTACATGTCCATTTCCGTCTTCTGAAACATTGCCGGATCCTCTGCTAGATACACCTAATTTTACACCATTTTCTAGCATTGTTCTAACCAGTTGCCCCATAGGCGTTGGAAGGATTTTCATTTTTCCGTAGCCATTTGGACCGTCCATCCATACTTCAGTTATCATATGGCTGACTCGGTCCAAATTTACAGTAAGGCCTTCTGGATGATCTACTTCGCCGAGAACACTGTATCCACCTTGTATTTGCTCGCTGAGAGTTTTGACAGCCCTGCCAATTTCGTTTACAGGATAAACACGCTGATTGGCATTACGAACTCCTCCTTGTATACAAATTCCTTTCATATACAAATCTTTTCCTTCGTTAGCATTCTCAACGATAACTTGGGCCTGATCAAAGGTTAAGTGCTCTCTAAGTAAATCCATTTCTGTTCCTTATTTGGCTCTATTTGGGGCACCATTAATTACTGGTCCCGCACTTTTGTCAGCAGTTTCTGGTTTGCTTTTTCTTTCAGCACCATGTCCTGCAGACTGTGGCTTTAAAGCTGGAGCTTTTTTATTTCCAGGTACGTTTACATTTCCAGTATTCATATCTTTTGGATTTTGGTCACTTACAGGATTTCCGTGTAAATTTCCTTTTCCTGCTTCTACGCCATTTTCAGTAGTACCACTTACAATGTTAGCACTTGTACCACCCATATCATTTTTTCCAGCTACTACAGATTTTGAATTCGCTCCATTATCACCCATTTTACCAAATTGATGATATTGCTCTCCGCCAATCTTGTTAACATATTCTCTCATTAATTCAGCTGAACTCATATTTTCTTTTGACTCATAACTAAAATTTTCTTCTGGCATTTCATCGTCGTCCATATCCATGTCGCCTTCTTCGTCGTCCATATCCATGTCGCCTTCTTCGTCGTCCATATCCATGTCGCCTTCTTCGTCGTCCATATCCATGTCGCCCATATCTTGATCTGCCATTAGTTCTTCAAATTCTGCTTTAAGATCGGCTAATTCTGCTTCTAGATCTTTTATGTCGTCTTGTGTAACAGGCTCGTCTCCGCCCATGTCAGCATCCATATCCATGTCGCCTTCTTCGTCGTCCATATCCATTTCCATGTCATCAGTTGGATCTCCACCCATTGCATCCATGTCCATTTCTGGTTCACCTTCAACTTCAAATTCATCTAAATTAAAGTTTTCGTCAACTTCTTCATCATCTGACTCATCTACTTCTTCATCATCTGACTCATCTACTTCTTCATCATCTTCTTTTGATTCGTCTAATTCGTCATCATCTGACTCATCTACTTCTTCATCATCTGACTCATCTACTTCTTCATCATCTGACTCATCTACTTCTTCAGCAAGGATATTTTCATAAATTTGTCTTGATTTTTCTACTACAATATCATGAAATAATTCTTCTGCTTTTGCATTGTCTTCGTTTACTAAATATTCAAGCATTTGTTGAAATTTGTCTTTAGATTCAACAATTTTTTTCCTTGGTGTTTTTGCTGTTTCTTTAACAGTTTTTTTGGTTTTTCTTTGCGCCATTATTTTCTCCTATAATTTTTTACCAAATGGTAAGGCTGTCATAATATTATTTACATAAAAATTAAAAAAAAGCTTTAAAAAGGTATTTTTTTATGGTTTTTTATATATTAAACCATTTTAAAAATTCATTGATATCTACTGTAGAATAATTATTCAAATCCTGCAAAATTTCTGGAGTATAATTGAAATCATCTGTTGTTACTCGAATAAATTTAGTTTTTTGTGTTTCTTTTATGACGCTTTTTGTTTGCCTGGCCCAGTTACCAAAAAATGTAGCAGGTTCAGTTGATTTTTTATAATTTGGTGTATCAGCATAAATGTTATTAAACTTTTTTCCATCAAATAACCCTTTGTAATCAAAACCTAAAATATAAATTTCTGCGTATCCATGCTGCGCTGCTAACCAAAGTGCAGTTGGTCCGCTTGACCAACCTTTACTAGGATTAAAGAAATTTAAATTTTTTATTTTAGTAAATGCTTTATTTGGATTTGTCCATACTACAGATTTATTTTGATAGCCGTGTTTGGCAATTTCTAATACCATTTTAACATCAACTGCTATTAGAAAATTAGGAGAAAATGTTCTATAAATGGCATTACACCCGTACAATGTACCTTTTGTTGCGAGCTTTTCTAAATCAACAGGTTTGCGACTTACACCATTACCTAAAACAAATGCTACTTTTGTATACTGGATAATAGGACGTTTGACAATTTCTGTATTTTTTTTATAATTTTGTGTTTTTTGTAATCTTCTTTGTTCTCTTAATATTTTCCACTCAGATTTTGTATAAAGGCTTTTATCTATTTTAGCCACTTTACAAACCTGCGGCTTGAGCTTGTGCAGCCATCCCGTACATTTGTCTAATGAATTCTACTTCATTTTTTTTGTCTTTGTCATGAAGTTCACTAGCTTTCCTTACACGATTAATTTGTCTTAATGTTAATCGTGTTTTTCTATTATCATCTAAGTCTACAATTGAATCATCATATTCAGGAGAATATCTATCGTTGTCTTCTAATTCCAATGTGTCTTGATTGTGATAAAAAATTTCTCTTAGTACCATAATATTATTTATCTTATTGTGAAAGACTTGGTGTGTCTGTTGCCGGTGGTGGTGGCGCTGCTGCTGCTGGATCTTCGTCAGTTACACTTCCAGGTGCTTCTAATTCGCCTCCGTCTTCTCCTTGATCTAGATCAATCTCTGATTCTGCAGCAGAAAGATCAGCTTCAATACCTGCTCCACTTATACCTGCGCCTCGCATTTCACCCGCTTCGTCACTTGTGGTATTGAAGTTTTCGTCATTTTCTTCACGCCATAGTCGTTCATTTTCTGCAATCTCTTCTTCACTTAATCCTAAATATCTTTTCAACGCAAAACGATTAGCAATAAATGGTATAGCTTGAATCTGTCCAAATGTACCAATTCTTTGATTATCTAACTCACTTTGCCTGTATGCTGCAAAATTTTGAGGAGGGCAAAATTTTAAATCAAACATTGATGTATCTATGTTAACACCTTTTTCTAGTAAATATCTTTTAAATTCTTGATCGAATTCATTTACTAATAAATTTTGCAATCTTTCACAATATGTATTAAATCTAAGTTCCTGAATATAAGCAGTTCCTACCCTACCATCATTATATTGACTGTTACTATCATCTGCACCAGTAGGTAAGTAACTACTTGGGATGCGTAATCCTCTTACAAGTTTATTTGTAAAATATCGTAAGTCGTCTATTTCTCCTAGATTAGTACCTCCAGGAAGTGTTTCAACTTTGCTGCCTCTGCCTTCAGCTGTTTGCGGAAAAAAGTAATCTTCGTTGATTGATAGAGGATTATAGCTACTGTCTATGACATTTGTACCTCCTCCTGTCTTGGATGGTATTCTCCGTTGATGGATTTCCGTTTTTACACGCTCAACAAATTGCATAGCAAGATGACTCGGCATGTTACCCACATCAACATAGAAAACTCTTCTCTCTGGTGCTCTTTGTACCCTGTAAATAATAATTGCGTCTTCTAATAATTCTTTTTGCTTGTAAACTTTAAAAATACTTTCTAATAAACTGTTGCCAAATGGAAAGTTTTCATCTAAACCTTCACTTAAACTTATATGCAACATGTTATCTGCATCGATCGCTACTTCTTCTTGATCTAATTGAAATCTTGTACCAGTTGCACTTGGATTCATAGGACCAACCATTCCTCTTACTCCTCCTGTAATGTAACCTGTACCACCTCCTGTTACATTGCCATTAGTTTGTAATGGTTGGGTTGCAATTAGATTTTTAAAATTAAAATTTATATCTTGTACTATATATTGCTCTGGTTCTTTCCCTTCACTTTCATTTACAATGATCCTGTTGATGTTACTTGGATCAACATGATATAACTTTTTTGTTTCCGGATCTCTTAAGAAAAAACTATCTCCATATTTAAATGTATTTCGAATAATCCTAAACATACGAGTCTCAAATTGATTAAGCTTGTACCATTGTTTTAGATATTGGCTTAAGATTTGTACTTCGCTATTCGTTGCAGATTTGTAAAATTTAATTTCAAAATGTGTATCATTCTTCTTATTAATTTGTGTACAAAATTCTGCAAGGATATCTAATGCAGCATTTACTTCAGAATCGATGTCCATTACGTTATACTGACCATATCGCTCTATCCTATTCGGTGCACCTGTATAAACATCTGGTAAAAATGAATTATAATTTGAACGAGCAGGTCCTGGGCGCATAGAAAACTGCTTTCCACTTATCGGACTTAAATTACTAAGGTCTGTGTCATTTTGAGGTGCCGGAGTAAAATATTTTTTCCAAGACATAAATTTTCCTAAACTTTAAGCAGAAAACAAGCTTTCCAGATGCCTATTTTGCTTTTGTAATAATTCGTTTGTTCTTTTCATTTGAGCAAGCATATTGACTTGAAAATCTTTATCGGTTTGACTGGATGTTGAGGAACGTAATGTAGTAAATTTATTTGTATTTTCCACTATGTTCTCTTTCGGTGTTTCAGCTTTCTCAGGTATTGGTTCAGTAGTATTATTTGCAACTTGCAGAGCAGAATCTCTTACTAACGTATTTAGCACAGATTTTAATTCAGTTGTATCTACTGTGACTATTGGATTGGCTATAGAAACATTTAAATCTGTAGTTGCAAGTGTTCCTGTAAGTCCTTGTATTGCAAGTGTATTTTTATCTACAGCAGACGTATAATCTCCAGTTATATCTTGTTGCTCTACGCTCTCTATCGTAGATGGTTTAGGAGCCTCTACAGATACTTCTATCTTAGGACTTAATTTCTGTTTAAGCAGATTCAAAGTCTTGTTTTCAGGATCATCTTTTAATTTACCCTCTACTTCTTTTTGCAAAGTTTGTAATAAAGAATTAACAGATTTTTCCAATGAAAAATCTTCTTTATCTTTAGAATTTATAATTGTCTTAATGCTTTTTGTTGTTTCTTTAAGTAAATTTGATAATATAACCGATTCTCCTTCTAATTCATTATTATTTTTATTAGCAAGGTCAGTAACTAATTTAGATATATTTGGAAAATTACTTAAATGTTTATTTAATTGTTCAAGCCCTTGAATTGAAATCTCTCTTGTCTCTTCTTGTCTTTCGTCGCTACCTAATAACGTATCTGGATCTACACCTGTTGCACGTTGTTCTGATAATTTTGTTTCTATACGGTCTAATACAAAAATTAGGTTTTCTGATAACCGATTATCAGTTTTGAATTCAGGATTTATAGTGTAGCTAGGTTTTTTATTTTTGCCTTCTTCCCTAACAAGGAATCCTAATTCAGTAAATTTTTCTAAATTTGTAGTTTGATTAGTATCAATGTCTTTTTTAATTTCTCCGTACAAATCTTTCGGAAGGTATTCTACTCCTGGTTTTATTTGTATAGCTCCTAGTAATGATAATTTCAATTCATCAAATACTGATAGCGTAACTTTTCCTAAAATGTCTGTAGTTTTCTCTAGGCTTTGCAATAACCTTTTAAAATAAGTTTCTTCTATATGTTTTAATGATTCAGGTATGGTACTTGCGGTTATTCTAATTTCTTCTGCTATATTTTTTATTTGGTCATTTTGAAAAAGTGCAATTATTGAATTTTGGACAGTTGATATTGTTGCTCTTTGAGCTTTATCAAGTTCGTTCATTGTGTTTTGTAAACCTTCATTAGTGTCCAATTGATTCCTTGTTGCTTCATTTGCATCGCTATACAACTTATTTAAAATTTGAGCATTATCTAATCCTTTATATTCCTCTTGTAATCTTAATGCAGCAAGTTTTTGTGACTGTTTGTCACCTTGCACAAGTAAATCAGCTAATGCTTGCGTGGCCGAACTTGCATTTCCAAGCATTGCAGTTTGTAATACAGAATCTCTGTCTAGAGCTTCTTGTAATTTTCCTTGGATTAAAGCACTATCTTCAAAAATATCTCCTGTACCAGTTTCAATGTTTAATGCAGTTTTAATTGCTGCAGTTACAGTAGGCAGTGTAGATGTTAATCCTGCGGTAGTTTCATCTAGCGGTGCTTGTCTTGTGTAAAGTTGAGTTATTAGTCTTTGAAGATCTGGCATGTCCTCAAACATTTGTTTAAAGGTATTATAGCTTGTCTGTGCGTTTGCTATACCACGTTTTTCCAACATTCTATTTTTAGCAATTTCTTCACCTGCTAAATTTTCATTCCTTAATTTTTCCTGTAAAGCATCTACATCTTGACCAGTAAGTTTTGCTAAAATTTGTAAATTTTTTGCATATCTAGACATTTGGTCATTTCTTTCAGTTTCTGATAAACCTTGAACATACATTGCCCTAGCTTGCTGGCTCATATTTTTTGCAACAAATTCTGCAGATTCTTCTGCGGTGTAACCTAGTCTTTTAAATCTTTCTATAACACCAGTATCTAGTAAACTTTGATAATAACCTGCAATTTTATCGGCGCCAGAATCTACAGTTCCACCTAACACAGCAAGTGATTCAGAATTCCTTGTTATGAAGTTAGTAAAATCATCTAAATCCATATTTAAATCTGCACTGGTTTTCCTAATTCTCATTAAATCGCCGTTAAATCCTGCTCCAGATTTACTTAAAAATTTAAAGGCTTCATTTGATTCTACTAGATATCGTAAACCGGAAGTCCCTAAAGATTTAAAAGTTTCTGATAACTGTCCTATACCTGGTATTAAGTCAGCTATTCCTGTACTTGCACTTAATATGTTACCATAGAAACCTAGTATATCACCTTGTTTAGACGATAAGGCATTGCCAAAATTTGATAATATTCCGTCGGCTTGACTTGTAAAATTATCTCTAAAATCCTGAAAACCAAACGTATCCTTTGAATCTTTGCTGTCATTCCTACTTAATTTATTAAAATCTATCCTTCTGAATCCGTCAGCTAATCCATCAGTTATGGCTTTTGAAATTTGATTTAATTGATCTTGTGTAAATTGGTCTGCCATTAATCATCCTTTAAAACTCATAGTACAAATACCTATAAATATCATTATATTATTTATCGGAGTTTTCTATGAAAAATTTCCTAGCTCAACACGCTAGACAACCTAAAGTTTTTATTGATTTGCCAAGTAAAGGAATTTTTTACAACAGTTTAACAATACAAGATAATCAACATACACAAATTCCTATATTCGGTATGAATACTATGGATGAAATAATGTTGAAAACACCAGATGCATTATTCACAGGCGAATCTACAGTAAAAGTCATAAAGAGTTGTGCGCCTACAATTTTAAATCCTTGGAATTTACTCTCTGTTGATATTGAACAGGTATTAATTGCGATCAGGATGGCTACATACGGAGATCAGATGTCAATGGAATCTGAATGTCCAGAATGTAAAAATTCTTATACATTTGATATTGATTTAAACAATATGTTATCAAATTTTTCAGAGTTAGAGATAATAACAAAAATCCAATACAAAGATCTACATTTAATACTTAGACCGTTAACATATCAGGAATCAACAAATGTTAGCAAAAGGAATTATGCTATCCAAAAAAATATTGCAACTGCAGAAAATAATGAAGAAGTACTAGCAACTCTTTATAAAGATTTAAATTCTTTAACTTTAGATATAAATCTAATGCACATTGTAGAAATAACAGATGGAGAAGAAGCTGAAAATGATCATGAAGTTATAAAAGAATTTATACATTCGGCAGATAGTGAACTATACGACATTGTAAAAAATGGTTTAAGTAATTTAACAAAAAAATGGGCTTTACCTTTATTACCTCTTCAGTGTGCAAATCAAGAATGTAGGCACAATTATAGTTCTAAATTAGATCTTGACTACAGTTCTTTTTTCGAACGCGGCTCCTCGCATTAGATCATGATGGAATAAAAAAATATTTTGTTGATCTTGAAAACGAAATTAAAGAAATAAAATACAATAATTTTAAATTAATTTGGTATATGCGTGGAGCCGTTGATTATGAAGATATAATGATGACGTTAACATACGATGATAAGAAAATTATAAGTGATATAGTAAAAGAGAATATAGAAACTGTTTCTAAAACTGGATTACCGCTTTTATGACATTTTAAACATTGGTGTGTCTTTGACAAATTGATCAACTAATTCTTCTACCCACTCTACTAATTGATTCCTATAAATGTTTTGCTGACCTTTTAATTCTGCTTCAGACATGTCATTACACATATCCGACATTGACGCTAGTACACTATTTTTAGCAAGTTCTAACCAAATCCAATTGCCCAGCACCGCAGCCATATCATCATCAACGAATTGTTCTACGAGTTTCTCTTTAAAAGGAATAGTTGCACCTGCAGCAAATAATGCACCTCGTAGCCACCAATTACCAGTAACAAAAAATAACATACCAATTAACACTTCTGCAGCAAAGTCAAGCACTGCTTTGTTTAACCAATTACTAATTTTACTTTGTGCAAGGTTGAGTTCAGAATAAATTACAACTTTTGTTCCATCTGCAGCTTTTCGTGTAATACCTTTATCTTTTATTGAACATTGGTTCATTTTATACCATTTAAACCAATCATCCAATAATGGTTCTAGTTGAGAAAAGTTTGCAAATGCTGAGTATAAAGAAGCACCAGTTGCTCCAAACGGCAATTTAAGTCCTTTTAAAAAAATCCCAAGTGCTTTTTTACCTATACCTTTAAGCTTACTATCTGGTTTTTTAGGAGTATCTGTTTTAGGTTCAGGTATTGTAGATTTATTTTGCTTTGGAGATTCTTTATCTCCATTGGAAGGTTTATCATCCGGAACTGTTTGTGGTGTAGCAGATCTAGGACCATATTTAGCATCAGCTGCATTCAATTGATTAACTTTCTGTTGGGCTTGTGCTTGACTGTTAGGTCCTGTGAATCTATCTAGTATCTTTGTTTTGCCTTGAGCATCCTTAGTTATTATCATATAACCTTTAAGGCGCTTAGAAAAATTGCCAACTTGTCCATACATCGGCTTCATTATATATCTAGAACTATCAACTTCTAATAATATTTCACTTACAAACATTTTATACTCCTATCCTATATTTATATAATGAGCTACGCTCATTAGTGTTTTCGCTTACGCTCTAACACATTTCTTCTAGAATTAATAAATTAGGATTAATTGATGGTTCATGTAGATTGTTTTGGTCAGACGGAACCTGTACAAAGGTTCCAAGTCTTTTAGAAAATGTTTCATGTGAGTTGCATTTGCCGTGACTATGAAGTAGGTATTTTGTACGA